CAGCAGCTCGGCACCACCTGCATCCTCGAACGCCCGGTCTGCCCGGAGCTGGTTGCGGTACTGGTTGCGGGTGGTGCCGAGCTGCTGGTCCTCAAGGAAACGTGTACGTTCCCGATTCAACCTGTCCAGGCGTTCAGCGATGGCCTGGTTGGCTCGCCCGGATGACACACCCTGCCGGCGTAGGAACGCTTGGTACCCGCTGTCGGACGTAGGGTCCATCTTGGAGAAGTCGAGCGTGACAGCGGAGGTGGGCCTGGCGGCAAGCTCGCCGGCAGCGTCAATGCTGAGTTGGCCTCCTTTAGCAAGCTCGTCAAAGCTACCTTGCACCACTGGATCAGGCATAGTTGACAGATTAGCACAAGGGTGCTATGCGGGGCCTACATCTGTAATTATGAACCGGCAAAAATTACTGACGCAGTCAAAGTCATACCCTCGATTGACCGAATCAGAAAACGAGAAGGTGATGTTTGCTGCGGAGCCCGTCCCTGTCACAATACCGTTCACCGGAAGTACAACGGTCCGGTAAACTTCATAGGAATTGACATGCGCCGTGGCGTAGTCTGACCAATAGTATTCCTCGAACCCAAAACGGCTCTGGTCGAACGTAACACCATTGTAAGCAGCCGTGAGCTGCATACGGGTCATCTCATCCACCCCACCCGCCTCTGTGATGTCAGAAGGCACACCCGTGATAGTTCCAGTGATGAGATACTTACGGTCAGAACGGAGTGTCACGCTCTGTGTCCACGTAGCAGCATTACCGCTCGTAAGGGTGTACAGCCCCACTCCAGAAGTCACAGAGTCATCGACACCCCAGGCCACGTTCATCGGAGGCGTCCACTCCGTACCGTCATAGATGAGCAAACGCTCAGTGTCCGTCTCGTAGATCACCTTGCCTGTGGCTGGGAAATCGGGCCGAGTGGACGATGTGACCTGCGGCACACCGTAGTTGAGGACATCTAACTCAACGCCATCGAGGTACCACTCGAGCGATTGGCGATCCGTAATGTCATCGTTCCGCAGATAGCGGAACCTATTATCGCCTGGCTGTGTCATCTGTATCGAACTCCACACGGACCGACTCGATAGCCACACCCCGGATGTTGCTCAACTTGACAGCAAACATTGTGGACTGGATAGCGCCGTTGGGGGTAACCACATGCCGGCGTGGTGAACCGCTGGATGTAGCACTGGCGTTGGCCTCATCCCAGGAATCAAGCGTGATTGTCTGCTCCTGGCCGTCGTCGGAGGCCCGGAGCTCGATCGTCGGATCGAAGTGGTTGGTGTCCGACGAGTTGGTGTCAAACGCCATGAACTCAATAATGACCCGCCGGATCGTCATGTCCTTGCCGGACGGCTCCATGTAGTAGGAGGTCTGGAAGGTGCAGTTGTCTACGTGCTGCGTTGTCTCTGTGCCGGAGGAGAACACGTCCCCCTGACGGTGGTACGCATACGTCTGCGCCCCATCCCCCGGCTTGTTGGCGTTGATGATCGTGTAGCAGGGCCACAGATCTGTCTCAGAGTTGGATGAGATGAGAAGCCACAACACACCCTGCGGGGTGCAGGCCACGGCACGAGGGGTAGGGCCACCGGGTGACGTTCCGATCCCCGACGGAACAAACTTGTGGTAGCTCCATGCCCCATTTCTCTTGATCCAGGTGTAGGACTCGTCATTACTACCGGAGGTGTCCGAGAACATGACCACTGCACCGTCATCTTCATGCGTGGTGGACGCACCAACAACACTTCCAATGTCAGAATATGGGTACGCCGACTCTTGTTCAACTAGTTTCTGCGCAAGGTAGTTTGTTGCGACAACACCGCCAGTTGTCCAAGTAATAGGGCGGGGGAAGTACGCCTCACCACCAACCAAAGCTTGAGCCCCGCCTACGACCGCTAGCCCCCCTGGCTGGTCCACCACGGGAAACGTAGATCCAAGACCAGAGCCACCAGCTTTTCCAGGATGTAGTTGCCGCAGTGAGTCTCTTCCTGGCACGCCCTGGTACGCCCACAGCTCCCCGTTCTCCAAGACAAACCACAACTGGTCTTGAACGGTCCCCATCCAACGAATCTTATTTCCCTGCCCACCAACGACGAAGTTACCTGAATCGGTCCCGTCTCCGGGGGTTGACGCCCAATCATCGAAATCCGCAGCAACTGAATAACGGACAGTATTACTGTACCCGGCTGAGTAAAGGCGATCACGGTACTTAGCGATAGGTGTGCCCTGGTCCCCAGCAGCAGCAGTGAACACAGCAGCAACACCGCCAGGGGACCCAGTAGTACATTTGTAAATAGACCCCTGGTAAGTGGCTAGGTACGCAGTAGATCCATCAACAGCGACCCACCCCCCAGTGTCCTCACCATAGGTCGGTGAGGTACCTGCGAGTGTGTGTGTATATGTTGACGTAACATCTATCTCACATTCGTAAACTACATGAGAAGTCGCTCCGGTATTTGCATGCACTAACAAGTAGTTACCAACTGCAACAGCAGAGACAAAAGAGTCCACAATCGTCAACCCGGAGGTAACAATACTGTTCATCCCGCCACGGGGACCGATGCGGCCGTCATCGTAGACAAGCATGTTGAGGCCGGTCCACTGGTTAGCGCTCTGTAGGCCGGGAGAGAGCCCGCCGTACTCGCCTCCGGTGAAATCATCCCACTTGATGACAGGCACAGTTACCAGTCCTGACGGGTCTTGATGGACGCAAACTCCTTGGAAGCCCGCACATTGTCCGTGACAACACGGAGCTGATCCTGGTACATCCTGCGGGCGTTCTGCATCAACTCCTGCTCACCTCGCCGGATCGCAAGGAACTCCAGGGACTTCCACACAACCAGATCGTCGTACGGGTCAGGGATAGCGGGAGTGTCGGTGTCATTGGACAGCGCCGCCTCGTAGGTGTAGTACCCGTGGTCAACGCTGTACACGGCGTCCGGGGCAGGGAACAGGCGAATCTGTGACGCGCCCTCGTGGGTGTAATACACCGGGCGTCCCGTCACACGGGTTGCCTGCTCAATCCACCGCCGTGACTGCTTGTGGGTTGCTGGCCGCAGAAGGCCAACGTTCTCCTCGGACAGCCACGCCGTCTTAGCCCAACGGGTAGGGAGGTTGTAGTCCGTGGTCCCCGCCACCGTGGAGATTGTTTCCTCAGCGTAGAGCCACGGCCAATCAAACTCAGCAGAGATCCTGCGGAGCGCCCGGTTGATCACACGGGTCATCACAGCATCCGAGACATTGCCGTCACTAGAAGAGTAGTTGCCGGCTTCCCGCACGTCTGTGCGGATGTCACTCAGTTGCTGTGCCATCCCACTATCCTAGCTTACTGGCAGCTCTCGCATACCTCAGGGTTCTCGAGGCTGCATTCGAGCGGAGTGTCATCCTCAAAAGGATCAACGAAACGAGACGACTTTACGTCCCTCTCCGGTGTCTTTTCCGAGAGCATGGTAGGAGCGGAGGGCTGATTCAACGATGGATTCCTGACGTTTCGCTTCTTCGGCTTTCTGCCGTTCCTCCGCCAACCTCAGGTCCCGCTCAAACGCACGTTCCCGGCTGTTCACCGGGGACGCTGCGTCATATAGTTGAATCTGCGTGGGGAGTCCCTGCAAGGTGGCAGAGTTCGGTTCGTTGTGGAAGCACACGCCGTGCCACTGGCCGTCCGGTCCGTTCCAGATGACACCGAACCGCTTCGGGTACTTGGGGGTGGGTGCTTTCACAAGCACGAGATTTGGGTCGATCTCGGCAAGACGCCTTTGCACGTCCTGTACTTCGAGATCGACCCAACGCTCGTAGACTTGAAGCCCAGCATGGATGGACTCAGTCATTGCTACCGGGTTCCGAACACCATCACGACGATGGTTTCAGCGCTGAGGTCAGTGGTGTTAGCCACCTCGTCCAGCGCAGCGGCATCGGCGCCGGCCTCGTACATCATCAGCTTGCTGTTGGTGGCGTCCCACTGGGGGACGTACCCGTTGGCCGAACTCGAATTGACCGGGACAACAAGCTCAACCGTGGCGAAGTCAGACAACGATGTGAAGTCGAGAGCCTCGCCACCAGTCGGGTACGAGGAGTCAAGGGTGACCTGGAAGATCCCCCAATACTTCTCAACCGACGAGTTGAGGGGGCGGGCAACATCCCGCCAGTATTCTGCTGAAACAGTTGCAGCCATTGGTCCTCCTAGACCCCGATGACCAAGCAGGTCATCGTTTCTGCGGATAGATCGGTGGTGTTAGCCACCTCATCAAGAGCCGCTGCGTCAGCACCGGCTTCGTACATAAGCATCTTGGCGTTGCCCGAATCCCATTGGGGGACATAGCCAGTTGCAGAAGTCGAGTTGACGGACACCAGACCCGTAAGGCTGTTCCAGCCTAGAGCCGCAGGAAAGTCAATGGCTTCCCCGCCGGTTGGGTACGAGGAGTCGAGAGTGACCTCAACAATGCCGTACTTGGTGTCGCCCCACACGCCCTGCTTGGTGACAGAAGTGGTTGCTGCCATTAGAACTCCTTCGTTCTTGTCAGGGTAGCAGAACCGGAGGCCCCAGCCCCATGCTAGCCGGGGCCTCCAGTGATCCTGCTACCGCACAGCAGGAGAGCTATCAGCTCTCGGACAGATCGTCGATCCGGCCGTGGGCGTTCCGCTTGTCAGTGGCGTGCTCGTGGAACTTCAGAACAACAGCCTCATACGCAGCAGTGTTAGCAACCCTGCTGAGCACAGCGCCGTCGTCGTCCATGAAGTCCCAGTCGTCCATCACGAACTCCTTCATGTGCGCCGAGTTGAGCACGAATGCCGTGTTCTCGGGGCAGAAACGATCCACCATGAAGGCGATCGTCCCACGGGGAGTGGTAACAGTCGGAGCGTCGTAGCCGCCGGCCAGCTTGGTCGGGGGGCTGTCGAAGCGCTTCTGTGTCTTGAGCTGAGCAGCGTAGTTACGCTGCACACCGAAGCTGGTGACGATCATGTCGGGGTCAACCCCGCCAGCGACGAAGATGTCATCCATCGTCTTCTCGAACACGTTGTCGGTCGCTGCCCGGTTGGTACCGCTGTTGGCGTTGACAACCGACACCCAATCAGGATGGGTGGTGGGGTTGACGTTGAACAGGGTGCCGGAGCTGTTGACAATGGTCGGAAGACCAGTGAGCTCGTAGCTGGTGGAAGCAGCCGCAGCACCAGCCCGGAAGATCCGGTCGGTGGTGGTGACCGCAGCACCGGAGATGGTGCCCGACACGGTGAGCGTCAGGCCGGAAGCCGAAATCGCAGTGATCTCGAGGGCGCTGCCCTTCAGAGTCGGATCAGCGGCAGTGCCGAGGTCGATGAGCATACCGACGTAGAACTGACGCATCTGAGTCTGAGTGGTGGTGGTCGCCAGCGTGATGACGTTGGCGGCCTCCGAAGCGCAGGCAGCGATGATGCTGTCCGAGGTGCCGAAGAGCTGACGGCTCACGTCAAACTTCAGATCCTCCATGATGCCCTTAGTCTCGAACTCAACGGCTCGCACGAACGAACCCTGGTCCGAGGACATCGCCTTGATGACCTTCACCGAAAGCTGGATGCGCCCGGTCTGCTGAACAACGGGAATCCGTTCCTCAGCGGTCCGCTGGTAGCCAGCAGTGGGAAGAGTGCCAGTCTCAGCTCGAGCACCAACACCACCGGAGCGTCCGGTGTGCAGGCTGAGGACGGCACGCCGCCCCTCAACATTCTCGGTGTCACGAACAATGGACTGGAGGTAGGGGAAAGAGTTGTTTAGCTGCTCACGCATCGTCGGGAGATAGAACTCCTTCAGAGCAGAGTCAGCGTTAGAAAACGTCTGTGCCATGATAAGCCCCCTTTAGGGCTGGGAAGGGATAGTGGGTTTACTGCGGGATCTACCCGTGGGGATCGCCTGCAGGCACCTGGCCCAGTCGGCTTATCGGCAGCACCTGGCTGTCAGAACTAGTAAAGCACAGAACCCCGGCCCGCGCAAGCGGACCGGGATTCCATCTCAGAGTTACCCAATAGTTATTGGTTAGTTAGTTGGTGAGCCCGGCAAAAGGCCCACACAGGAATCTACATCATCCGGGGCGGGATGACAACCATTCCTTCAAAGCTGCCGAAGTTTTTCCGACATCCCCCACCCACTCGGGCTTCCCGCCCGCAGGCGGAGGGTTACCAACCGTAGACGGAATAACCGGCCACTTCGGGCCGTCATCCGCAGGCTTCGGGGCCTCGGCAGCAACCATCTCCTTGTACGCCTCGGCGGCAGCCTGAAGGTCGCCGTCCGTCTGAGAGCGGGCAATCGTCATCAACACCTGGTACTTCGGGGTGCCGTGCTCAAACCCAAGCTCCTTGGCCTGCTCCCGGATCTGTGCAACCCGCTGATCCACCTCCTGCTCCTGAGCACGGATCTTGCGGTCGTCCTCGAGCGCCTTGGCAATCATGCTCTGGATGTCGGCAGGGGAGATCGCCGGGGCTTCCGGCTCCGTAGCGGTATCGCCGTCAGCAACGGCCTGTTCGGTTTCTTCGGGGGTCATGTCCTCTCCTGTCAACACAGAAGCAATTCGTTGAAACTCTGACGCAGCGAAACGCTGCTCCTCTTCGGAACCGGCAGCCATCCGAATGACATCGAGCAGGTAGGCCCGCTCGTTGTCCTCGAAACCCTGGAACGCTTCCTTGTACGGCCTGTGCTCTACACGGCGGGCAGCAGCCTCTTCCCGTGCCTTGCGGATCATCTCCTTGGCGGACTCCGGCAGGTCTTCACCTACGGGTTCTAGGTCCACTTCCGGCTCCGGTGGCGGTGCAGGCGGAGGTGTGGATGCTTCCGCAGCTAGAGCTACGTCAGTAGGTTCATCTGGCATGGGTTCTCCTTAGTGCGGCTAAACCAGAGGGGGCAATGGAATATCTGGAATGGTATCACCTGACGGGGGCTGAATGCCCATGTCAGGCGGAGCGAATGCCATCATGTCATCCGGTACCGGGATTTCCTGCGCCGTCGGAGCAGAAGCAAGAGCAGACCCGCCAATAGCAGAAGCAGCCTGAATCTGGCCCTGCTCCTCGGCAGCCATCGTTACATGAGCATCAATGTGGAGGTCAACAACCTCACGTTCCTCATCCGTCAACATCTCATACGCCTGAGACTTACGGAACACGTTGTGCTCCCGGATGTGCAGCTCGTGGTTGTCGAAGTCGGCGGGGAAGGCCCCCCTGCCCGCCCGGAAGGCGTGGTTCTCCCGGCGGGCACGGGCCGTGTCGGGCGACACCTTCTCCAAAATCTGTGTGCCGTCAGCTAGATCAGCAACCGCAATGAACTCATCGAGGTTGGTGATCAGACCGCCGGCCTGTAGGTCCTTGGCAAGCTGAAGCTGCGCCGCACGGTTGCGGGGCACAATGCTTTCCAACGGGACACGGGCGTACGTCTGGTTGAGAAGGTCCTTACCGTTCCAGTCCGTCGACATCGGGGGCTGGCCGTTCTCAGACACCATGCTGGTGCGCTTGCCCTTGACGGACTTCTCCATCACCTGCAACACCAGCGTGCCGAGCTTACTGAACGCAGCCCCGATCTCCTTAGAGAGCCGGCCTACAGGGGTGGAGTCCTGCTCAGCGAGGATTGAGAGCCCGAAGCCCGACTCGATATTGGCAGGGGATGAACCACGGGAGATGTCATGTACCCCGAGAAGGTCGTCCATCTCGTTCGCCAAGTTGATCGGCAGGTCAATGTGCCACGCCGGAAGCTGCGCCGGAGACAGGTAAAACGGCGGGGACCCGCCGTCAGGGAAGGGGACAATCTCACCAGGCAGATCCGTGAACTCATCAATCAGATCCATCGCAGACTGCGGCACAGCCAAACGGGCGTTGGAAACCGTGCGCATGTGCTCGATAATGGAAGTCCACGCAGCGTTGTAAGCGGCCTGCACACCTCTCGCCTGCGAGAGAACGGTCTGCCCGAGCCACTCGTGCTCCTGAATGGTTTCCCGGACAATCACCAGATTAAGGCGGTCCTTGAACGGGAACGGCCACGGCATCTCTTCCCCGGCTTCGGGGTTGTCGCCGTGAACAATCTCATCCCCAACAACAACAGAGATCCGGCCCTTGGGGCACATGGCGTTGGGGCGCTCATAGTACGTCAACACAAGCGTCAGGTCAGGGTTAGTGCCGCCGCTTGCCGCCGTGTCCGTGCCAAGCCCCGCAGTGGAAACCAACTTGCGGTGCAGGGCAGACGTGCCCATGTGTACGTCAGCCTTCGGGGTCTCCGCTAGGCCGTAGGCACTC